TATTTCATACGTCGAGAGCTGCCTTAAGCGCATCCATACTGGAATAACGCGGAGCAGAAGGATCCTTCATCATTTTTCTGCCTTCCTCAATGGCAGCGGCTGTAGTATCATTCGGTACTTCCAGTTTTAATTCGAAAGGAATACCATGCTCACGGATAGCGGTTCTCAGGAACATATTTACAGCAGTTGTCATATTCAGACCAAGCTCATTGAAGATTTCTTCCGCCTGATCCTTGATTGCCTTGTCTGTACGAATATTTAAATTAGTTGTTGCCATACAGAACACCTCCATTCAATTATAGTATATGCAGAAATTCGGGTGATGTCAATACAATGTCATTATACAAGCTGTGAATTTTCTGTTAAAATGCATCGAAATCCTTCTGCGTAGCGATCTGCGCATAGCCCTTGTACTCATCATTGCAGCTTTCTGCGTACATATCGTTCACCATCCCGATTGTGAGTAAGTCAAGATCCTGGATGGAGATGCCGAGCTGTACGCAACGAAGCAGAAACAATGGTGTGGTCATCGGGCGGTCAGTTGCGTGAAGTTTTTTTTAGACTCCACATCCGTCTGGACATTCAGTCCCCACAGCTCGATAATCTTCGGAAGCACCTGGTAGATGGAGAAGGTGCTGAATTCATCCAGCCACTCCTCAGGGCTATCCGGGATGGAAGGATCTGCGTGCTTTGCCATGATGTAGGCGATGTTCTCGAACATCTCAAGGGAGAACATATCGAGGTGAGAGGAATCCTCATCACCGTTTCCGACTGCCTTTCCGAGCGCATCGAGATCCTTGTAGATATCCCGGTGGAACTTGATGCGGTAAATACGCGGAATGGCGGCAGATGCCTTGAAGGGCACCTGCTTTCCGTCAATCTCAATCATCTTTGTCATACCCATACGATCACTCCTTTACTGACTTTGCAGGCTTCGCTGCAGACTGCGTTGCGGCATCGTTCTCTGCCACAGGCACATATACCGCCTTGTACCAATCAGCATAGGTGGTAGCATCCGTGGTATTTCCGGTCTTTGCTTTCACCATACCATTAGTAAGCGGCACCGCCTTCAGAGAAAGCTTCTCCGTCTGTACCTCCTTGGAATCCTCATTCGTCTTTCCTTCAATGCCGGGACGGGAGGCGGAGCAGTTATAAAGCACATGACGAATGTGCTTCTGGTCTCCATCAAACTCGAACAGGAGCGCAAATGCTGCAAGCTCCACCTCGGAGTTTTCAATCAGCACACCCTTGGAATCTAGTGTTTCCTTCAGTACGTCCGTGCGGAAGGACTCTGGAATCAATGCAAGCTCCAGATCTCCGTCATAGCCACAGTTATTATTGATAACGTAATACACACCACCATCCGCGTAAAAGTTTTCCGGCTCACCATTTGCATCTAGTGAGATCGATACGGAGCCTGGCATCGGGACCGGCGTTCCGAAGGTGGGTGCGCCATCCTCGCCAATGGTAAGGAGTGCATAGTGTGTATTCTTCAGGTTGAATTTCACCTTATTTGCTTTTTCAGCCATCGTTAATTTACCTCCATTTCAAATGAATACAGGACTTCGTAAAGCTTCTCCGACTCGATCCAAGTCTCGGATTTTTCATAAAAAATGCCATGCTGATCGAGCACGGCTTCTATACGCTGTTCTGCCGACAAGTCCTTGTAGTCGGTATACAGTTCGATATGAATTTCATTGATCTTATAGTAGACCTGCCCGTCTGCCGCAAAGTTGTCACTGTTCGGTGTAAGATAACAAATAAACGGCGGATCCGGGCTTTCTCCCTCTGCAAAGTGGTCATAAGCAAAGGGAAGGCCTATTTTATTCATGATTTCGATTAACTTCTCCATGTGTTATCCTTTCAGGGCCTTTTCAATTTCACGCTCCAGTGTATCAATCGCTTTTTCTTCCGCTGGTGCGATATGGGGCCTTGCGGCGACACGGCCACCACCTCGCTTGGCATGACCAAATTCCAGAAGGTGGGCCAGCTGATAGCGGTTTTTCGAATGAACCACAAGCTCCAGAGAATTGGATGTTTCCTTTTGCATTTTCACTGCCCAGCTCTTTGCGTATTTTCCGGTGTCCTTGGGAGCCGTTGCAGCAATCTCATCCTTGACGGTTTTACCAGCCTTGCGGACCGATGCTTTTAGATCATCTGTTGCAAGGCTGGCATATTCCTCCAGCCCATCCATAATCGCATCCGCCATCTGGCCAATGCTTACCCGATCAGTTGCCATCGTTAGCGCCTCACTTTCTGACAGGAGAGTTTGATGCATTTTTTCTTGTAATTCATGTGGTCGATGGCTGTGATGTCATAAAGCGTATCGTTAAACTCCACACGATAATGCGTGGAATCTAAGGCGGCAGCCTTCTTGCACCACCGGATAGTAAAATC